TCATATCAACTCACTTCCCGGTGCACCCTTTCGTAACAGTCAGCTGGCTTTGCCTCTGACTCTTAATCTTCTTTCTCGCTTGCCGGCATTTCTGCTCATTGACAAACATATTCCACTGCCGCGCCATCACATACTACAGCTTTTACACCATGCAACTGTGCATTGGCACCGGCAGCTTTGTGATCTTGATCTTTCCTTTACCCACTTACAGTTCATGCAGCTAAAAGATCATGAGCGTGAAGCTGCACTCAATCAGATTGACGTCACCCTGACATTTTGCAATGGCGGAGCCGCGGCCGAGCCAATCACCTGGAGAGCCATGACCATGAAGACTAGCGATGCTATCCCCAAAGATGTTCTGCAGAAGCTGGAGATGTCTCTTGCATCTCTTGAGCAGACTCTGACCAACAAAGATCCTATGATGCCACAGCATCTGAGGAATACTCACAGCATTCTCATCAGCTATCCTGAGACTGTGCACCTGCTTGATGATGCTGAGATTGCTCGCATCATTGATGCAGCAGAAGTTCACACAAAGACTGAGGTTGTCAAAGCCATTGCCACTAAAAAGGCTGGCGGTGGCAAGGCCAAGGTCTCTGTGGATGACTTGTAATAGTTATGTTACTTGCTGCTGATTACTTTGAGCACTATCAGGAGTCAAAACTTATGAACATGGATGACATTCTCCAAACAAACGTCACAGATGCAACTCCAGGATTTGGAGCAGCAGTCAAAGTGACAAAGAATCACTATGACCAACTGACTGCACACAGAAATCTGATGACGTATTCCACGTCTGATATTTTGCACAGCTGCCCGCGCAAGTATCAGATCAAAAAGCTGCAAGCTGAAGCTGGCACCAGCCAGCGCATGAACTCTCCAACATTTGCATTTGGCCATGCTGTTGGTGCAGGTGTTGCAGTCTATGACCAAACTCAAGACTTGCGTCAATCTATCTGGGCAGCGTTTCTTGCCTGGGACATTGACCTGTTTCTTGAAGAGCGCAAGGCATCACGCAGTGCAGGCAAATCATTCTATGAAGCCATCTGGGCACTGTACTCATATGAGAACTTCTATCAATCTGAGACCATGCTCTCAGACTATGAGACTGTCAAGATCGAAGCAACGATTGCTGTAGACTTTGGGGATGGGCACTTCTACAGTGGCCACATTGATGAAGTGTTGCAGCACAAGATCACAGGCAGGTATCTGGTCAAGGAGAACAAGACCACAGGCTTTACAAATGTAGATCCAGTGTTGTATGCAAACAGTGACCAAGCACTCAGTTACGCCATTGTGATTGATATGCTTGGCGGTGCAGAGTATGAAGTACTTTACACAGTTTACAGTGCAACTGCACAACAGTGGATGCAGTTTCCATTCGTCAAGAATGCCAACAAGAAAGCTGAGTGGATACAGGATCAGCTGCTCATACATCAGCAGATTGACCACTACAACACACTCAACTTCTTTCCCAAGCGCGGCCGCTCATGCTTCAACTTCATGAAGCGCTGTGAGTATTATGAGAACTGTGACCTTGCCGCCAAGACTGTCTTTGGCAAAGAGTTCGCAGACTTGCCAGAGATTAAGTCTCTGGAAGACATTCATGCTATTGAGCCAATCGACTTCCCAACCACACTATCAGAGATAGTTCAACGCCAGAAAGAGAGATTGCAAAATGTCACAAACTCCTGATTCCTCATTCAACAAGCTCATTCAAGAACTCAACAATTCCATTCCGGAAGGATTCAAAAGTTCTGAACTCCCAGAGCGTCAGTTCATCTATGAAGATGTGGACTTTGGCATTGTCTCAGGCTATCCGTCTGTGCGGTTTGTCTGTCCAGAGCCGCAGTTTGAACTGCGCATCTGCCCAACTCCGCTAATTGGAATCAGTGACACATACATTGATTCATTCTTTTATCAGATCGCAGTCATTTCACCTCACAAGTTTTCATCCAAGGAGGTGACCAAGGGAATTGCTGGCCTGCTGGAAACATTCTCCATGTCTGCACTGTTGCGTATACAGCCCAGAGATGGAAACAAAATTCCCAGCGCAGGAAAGCCCAGCGGCCAATCCTTTGTGATACTCATAACGTCAGAGCCAGACGTTATCTCTGGGCACTATTGCTACAATGCAATGGCAGCAATCGAAGTAGGCTCTGAAGCTATTTTTAGACACATTGAGTCGCTGGAACGACAGCTGCAAGACATTGCAGAAATGTACAGAAGCACAGAGTCAAGATTGGACACTCCTCCCAAAAATCTGTGATGCACAGTGATTCTCACAAACAATCTGAAAGGATACAAAGTGAATCTAAATGAATATAGTAACGCAGCGCGCAGCAAAGTCCTTGTTTACGGGGCACCGAAGTCTGGCAAGACTGCACTCGTTGGAAAACTTGCAGAGCATTTCACACTGCACTGGTTTGACCTTGAGAACGGGATCAAGACACTGCTCAATCCTGCAATTCTTGCACCAGAGTTTCGCAAGAATGTCAATGTCATCACCGTGCCAGATCACAGGCTGTATCCCATTGCCATTGACACAGTGCGTGAAGTCCTGCGTGGTGGCATGAAGCGCATCTGCACGGCACATGGCAAAGTCTCTTGCCCGCTGTGTGCAAAAGATGCCACTGCAAAATTTTCAGAAATCAATCTCGCCAACCTCGGTGAGAATGATATTCTTGTGATTGACAGCTTGAGCCAGCTGGCCAACAGTGCCATGAACAAGGGCATTCTCAAAGAACTGCAGAAGCCCGGAGGTGAGGAATACAAGAAGACATTTGTAGACTACGGTGTGCAAGGCGCACTGATGGAGCAAGTGCTCACCTTCATCCAAGTGGCAGACATCAACATTGTGGCCATCAGTCATGAGCTGGAAAGTGAGAGTCTGGAAGGCAGGGAAAAGATTGCTCCTGTAGCGGGAACCCGCAACTTCTCCCTGACCAGTGCAAAGTATTTTGACACTGTGGTGCATGCAAGTGTTGTGAACAAGCAGCATCGTGCATTCAGTTCCAGCACTTATAGTCCTACAATCATCACAGGATCAAGGCTGGCGATTGATCTTGATGAGAAGAAAGGAGGCGAACTGTCGCTGATAAGTCTGTTCCGCAGGGGTTGACATTTGCAGCGAACACTGCTACAGTGATCTTCCCTTGCTTCACAAAATCCTCTCAACACATTTCAAGCTATGAGCACTGAAGCACAAGACATTCATCAGATTCTTGCAGAGCGTGGCAGTCGATATGGGGTCTTTGCACATCATGCAAACATCACGCAAAACATCAAAACCACCATGCATGCATGCCCAAAGTGGCATGGCATGGCACCTGACCAGAAAGAGGCACTGGACATGATCGCTCACAAGATTGGGCGCATTCTCAACGGTGATCCAGACTATCTCGACTCTTGGGTTGACATCGTTGGATACACGCAACTTGTCATTGACCGACTGAAAGGAGTTCCTGAAGCACATCTCAATCCCTCATTCTAATCATCCCACATTCCGCAAACAGCTGCAAACATCTGCAACCTAACCAAATCATTTTGAAAGAAACATCATGAGCAACAAAGCTGCATTCGCTGACCTCGATTCCCTGATGAGCGCGTCGATGGATGACATTGATGACCTGCCGCCGATCGGTGTTCCTCCCACGGGGCACTACAACATTTCCGTGACTGCAAGTCGTGAGACTTCGGAAAGCAGCGGCAGCGAGTACATCAAGTTCTCCTATGAAGTTGAAGCTGTCAACGAGGTGAAGAACCCTGAAGAGGAAAAGCAAGCTGCCGTGGGCCAGAAGTTCTCGCAGATCTTTTCTCCCTTCAAGAAAGATGGCACCGTCAATGAGTACGGGCTTGGCTATCTGAAGGAAGCCTGCGCTCCGTTCGCAGCACATTTTGGCACGCGAGCAATGGGTGAAACCATTGCACAGATCGAGAAGATCAGTGTGGCCGCAAGTCTGGTGCGGCGCCAGGACAAGAAAGATCCTGAGCGATTCAACTTCAATCTCAAGGATGTGGTTGTCCTCTGAGATTAAGTGACTGAATCAAAGCCCACTTCGGTGGGCTTTTCCCTTTGTGCTCTTACATTAACTTCGGCACGAAGTGCCCACAAAGTGAAAAGTCCAAACAAGGAGAACTATGAAACTGGCTTTCTTTGGCACTCCAGATGACAGGAGTTTCCTGCCGCGGCTCAACAGTCTGGTAGGTGCGCACTCCATCAAAGTCTCGCTGACACCGGAGGAGTATCTCACTAGCTTTGCAATGAAGGTCAAGGCCAATAGCATTGAAGGCGTCATTGTGTCTGAGCCAGACACCATGACCATGCTGCTGTCTGCATTACCAGACTTTCGGCATCCCATTGACAAGCGTGGAAGCAAGAAGAAGCTAAGTCTTGATGATTATGCTGGCAGCTTCTTTCATATTCCTGCAGCCAAACTGGGCACACAGCATGACCTCCAAGTTCTTGTTCTCAATCCGCTGCGGCATCTCGTTACTACAGCTGAGGGTTCGTTTGTATTTAAGCGGTTTATATCTAAGCTCACCAATCCGCAGGACTGGTTTCCGCAGACTCCATTCACTTGGGAAATCTGGGAGGCATCTAAGTCTGAGGCTCTCATTGCTCGTTTTGAGACTGCCAGAATATTGTCTGTTGACATTGAAACATATGTTGACGATTCCTTGCGGCGGATACGTTGCGTTGGTTATTGCGGTCTATTTCCTGATGGAAGAACGCATACTGTTGTGGTTCCTTTCAGAGATATTCTCGCGCATGCCTTTGTGAGAAGGATGAATGCTTCTGCGCCGCCGAAGCTGTTTCAGAATGGCATGTATGACAATCTGTACTTCCTGCGGCTGCATGACACGCAGCACATGTTTCATTCTTGGTATTCAGAACTGCCTAAGCGCCTGGACTTTATCACTGCATTCTGTGTGCGTGAGATACGCTATTGGAAAGATGACTCTGCAGGTAGTGAATACAATCTAATGGAGTACAATGCCCGCGATTGCTGGGCAACTCTGATGACTTATCTCTCCATGCTTCTGGAGATTCCACAGTACGCACGCACAAACTATCTCCTCGAGTTCCCACTCGTCTTTCCATGCCTACACATGGAAGCTGATGGGCTGTCTCTTGACAAGTCTCGATTTGACTTGGCAAAAGCCAAGGCTGAAGCAGAGCTTGAGAAGCATCGTGCAAAGCTGAGTGCATGGTTTGGTGAAGGCTTCAATCCCCGCAGCCCAGATCAGTGCAAGCGTGTACTGAAAGTGCTGGGCATGGGAGATGTTGAAAGCTCTGATGCCAAGGCAATGAATGCGTGTGCAGCTGTGCACCCATTCAATGAACTTATCGTGTCAGAGATTCTGGCATACAGAGAACAGGCTAAACTCCTCTCAACCTATCTTGACTGGGACAAGTTCTGGAATGAGCGCCTTTACTACAAGACCAACCCGGCTGGAACTGATACAGGCAGGCTTGCATCTACTGAATCAAGTTTCTGGACTGGGCTACAGATTCAAAATATCCCTCAGGGAAAAGCTGTCAAAAGCTGGATATGTGCTGATGCTGGCTGGGATGGACTCGCAGAAGGAGACTATGCTCAGAGTGAAGCTCGCTGTGTCGGATACCTCTCCGGATGTAGAAGTCTTATTGATCTTGTTGAGTCCGACAAAGACTACCATAGTTGGAATGCTCATAAGTTTTTCGGAGTTCCATACGAAAAGGTTGACAAGCCCTTGCGAAATCTGTCCAAGCGTGTCAATCATGGATCAAATTACAACATGGGCGAGGCAGTCCTATTGGAAACTATGGGTCCGAAAGCCGTAGCAGAAGCCAGAATACTGCTGAAGCTGCCGGCCTCCTGGAGCCTGATACAAGTCTGTCGGCACCTGCTGAGCACTTATGCTTCAACGTATCCAGAAGTCAAGCGGGATTGGTATGATGAAGTCAAGAAGACGATCAAGCTGACCAAGAAACTTGTCAGTCCGCTGGGCTGGACTCGGCATTTCTTTGCAGATCCCACAGCGTCCAAACCAGCACTCAATGCAGCCGTTGCACATGGACCTCAAAATCTATCTGTCGGCATTATCAATACTGTCTTCTATACTATCTGGCGTGATTCTGTGTATGGTGATCTGCGGGGCAAAGTGCGGCTCAAGGCACAGATTCATGATTCTCTTTTGTTTGCTTATCGTGGCAGTGACACTCCAAATCTGGTACTCAGTCGCATGACTTATCCTGTTGAAGTCAGAGGCACAGACCGCATAGTTCGCACAATGGTGATTCCGCCGGATATGAACTCTGGCGAAAAGTATTGGGGAGATTTGAAGTGAGTTTGCCGCCGGGTCAAACACTTGCAGATTTGTATTTCAAATATGCGGAGAAGACTGAGCCGCCGATGATCTTTCATCGCTGGAGTTTGCTTGGTTGTCTAGCAGCTTCACTCGGCCGCCAATACTATCTGCCATTCGCAGACTTCAGAATCTTTCCAAACATGTATGTCATGCTCATAGGTGATCCAGGCACCAGAAAGAGCACGGCTATCAAGATGGGCAAGCGCATTCTGAGTGCCAGTGGCTATGACAAGTTCAGTGCTGAGAGAACATCTAAGGAGAAGTTCCTGCTGGATCTTGAAGGCATTGAGGAAGAAGATGGAGTCATCAACACAAACAAGGTGATGAAAAATCTCTTTGGTGAGGACTTCAACACAGCAGACCCAAAGGAAGTATTCATTGTCGCTGATGAGTTCAATGAGTTTGTGGGCACGGGCAACCTCGAGTTTCTGAGTATGCTTGGCGCACTGTGGGACTGGGATGACCAAGCAGCGCCATTCAAACAACGACTCAAGACTTCTCGCAGTGTCAACATATTCCAGCCAACAATCAATATTCTCAGCGGCAACACGCATGCCGGATTTGCAGAGGCGTTTCCGCCGCAGGCATTGGGGCAGGGATTCCTATCCCGTATCCTTCTAGTCTATGGTGAGGCCAGTGGCAAGAAGTTTGCATTTCCAGAGAAGCCATCAGATGAGCTCAAACAAGCATTGATAGATGCATTCCTTGAAATCAAGAGCAATGTTATGGGAGAAGCAACACTCACGCAGAAAGCAAGAGATATGCTTCAGACCATATATCACAGCTTTGAAGGGCTGGAGGATGCAAGATTCAAACACTACAGCACACGGAGATATACGCATCTGTTAAAGGTTTGCCTGCTCACGGCCGCCAGTGCATGTCGCACTGAGATACGTGCTGAGGATGTACTGTTTGCAAACACACTGCTGACCTTCACTGAACACCGCATGCCCAATGCTATGGGTGAGTTTGGCAAGGCTAGGAATGCAGATGTTGCAGCAAGACTTGTGAGTGTCTTGACAGATGCAAAGATGCCTGTTGATTTGCCAGCACTTTGGAAACAAGTCAGTGCAGATTTGGACAAGCCAGAGGATCTGAATAAACTGCTGGCAGGTCTCATACAGGCAGGTAAGGTACAATATGTGGCCAGAACAAAGTCAGGTAATCTGCAAGGCTACATGATTGTGAGAAAGATGCTTAGCAATAAGCATGTGTATTGTGACTTTTCACTGTTGAAGGAGTCGAATCATGTCTGAAAATGTTGTAGTTAGTAAGGATGTTTTGCAGCAGGCGCTGGAGCCGGTGGCGTGGCGCTACAAGAAGGAGGGTGGCGGCATCTTTGTGTCAGACCAATGTCCCGCTGACGTTGAAGTGTGGAATGACATTGAGTGGAGCAAGCCCCTCTTCACCGCCCCACCCCGCCGCGAGTGGCATTCGCTGACGGACGCTGACTTCGATTCGATCTGCGACAACCACTCAACTTTGCAAGGCGCGGCCCGCGCCATTGAGGCCGCTTTAAGGAGCAAGAACCAATGAGTCAACCCAAAGCCCTATTTCTTGCTGATGTCACTGAGGCAGACCCCGCAAGCAAAACACATCACTACGAGGCCGCCGCCGAACTGCGCTGCCTGCACGCCCTGAACGGGGAACTGCTGGAGGCGTTGAAGCTGGCCCTGTCCATTATTGGATTCGGCAAAGA